GTACGAAAGACATTTCTATCGACAAGGTGCCGAAGTAAATATCGACTCCTCGACGAAACGAAATCGTATTACGGGCTATTCGCGTACTGGGCAGGCTATGCCTAGCTACTATCGTCGGATCCGTGATGGCTTAAGTGCCACCACCCCGATGGTCGTTGATGCTACCGAAGTAGAGATAACGCCGGGTACTGCCATTGGTTTAGGCAGATCATTCGACGGCAAGAGCACATTGGACCAGCGCTTCGAGGGTCACTACCAAACGGTAAGCGACACTCCTGCGCATTTAGTTGTTCCTACTGCTCAAGCGACAGCAACGGCCCTCGCTCGTATTTACTCCAAGATACGAGCGGAACAGTCTCACCTTAACGGGTTAACCGTTGTTGGTGAGCTACGTAAGACAATCGACTCTCTTCGGCACCCATTCGTTGCTTTAGTGGACCTTGTCAACAACCATACGAAACGCTTGGAATATTTCCAGCGTCGGTTGAAAGGCACGGAACGCTATCGCAAAGGACGGATGCGTAAGATGATTGCGTCTACGTATTTGGAGTTTGTCTTCGGTCTTGCGCCAGTAATCTCCGATACTCGTGCGATAGCCGAAGCGCTTGCCCGGTACTCTGACGAACGAAACGGGACTAATTTGTCTCGTTCCAAAGCCAGTGGTACTGGAGAAGCGATTCTAGCTCAGTCTACATTTGTACCTGACGACTTACCAGGTGTGTCTGGATGGCGTATTAGCTTTGCTAATACTACCAGAAAGACTACCGAGTATGGCGTCCAGTACTTGTGTGGACTCAGAGCTTCCCAGACGATCGACTCATCGTCGAATCAACGCCTGCTTGAACTCTTAGGTTTTACACCTGAGAATTTCATTCCGGCACTCTGGGAAGTTCTGCCATGGTCCTGGCTTGCTGACTATTTCGCCAATGTTGGACAAATTATCGAAGCTGGGTTCACCTCTACTGCCAACGTTACATGGATCTCTAAGTCAGTCCGTCAACGGACTGTCCTAGAATTTATGTCAACGGTGAATGCAGAGGCGACCCGTCTTCGAATGTCTACTAACGGCTATAATGGTTCAGCATCAGGATCCGGTGGAAGCTATGTTATGCGGAGAACTAGCCTGACACGTACTGTTCCGCTCAGCCTTGGAATTCCTCCTTTGACATTTTCCCTTCCGGGTAATGCAAAGAAGTTAATGAACATGGCTGCAGTTGCGCTTTCGCGTCAGAAACATTCCTTTCAATGAAAGTTGGCCCTTAAATGGCTTTTGCTCCTTCCACGCCCATTACGGGCGCCACCCAAACGGGTCTGACGTCACCGACTTACACTATTGCCGCGGATGCAAATCCCGACAACAATGGTAAGCAGTATTACGTCAGCGCGCTTGGAGGCACGCAAACGGGTGTGCTTGCGCACTCGGTTGCTGCTCCCTTCACTGTCTCTATGTTCCGGCCCAAGAACCTTAAGGTACTTGCTCCCGTGAATCCGGTGACGGGCGTACTGCGCAACGTGCCGAGTAATATCTACAAAGTTATTACCCGGAAAGGTGTGCTCCCTCTGGCAGGGCAGTCTCAAAAGACTGCTGTTCTCAAGACGGAATTTGATATTCCGGCTGGGTCCGACCTGGCAGATCCGTTGAGTCTTAGGGCGGCGATCTCCGCGCATATTGGTCTGCTTTCGCAGATCTCTAGCGCTATTGGCGATTCCGTCACTACTGGTACTCTGTAACAGTAGGCCGAGGTAGTTTTCTATCTCGTTTCTTGGCTCAATTAAGGGTGACACAATGCGTGATTACGCAAGTCTTTACTCTGACCTCCTTGCCGATTTGGGCTGCGACGACTCGATTCACGGTCCTATCACTAGTGATATGACTAAAAATCTTGTTGCCAGACAGTCCCTCGCCCTCAGCTTCTTTAAGAAGCTTGTTCCGAGTGGGAACAGTCGTATAGCCGACATGAATGCTCTTGAGAAATTCAAGACCATAAATTCGTCGTTACCGCTGATCTACTCTTTTGGCGAGACAAATGAGGCCGAAAGCTGCTTCTGGGATTATCTAAAAGATAACCTCAATCGCGCTTTAGGTCCTCATATCGAAGAAGGGTCCTACGATCTGGATTCTATACGAGAGGAGATGATGCCTGGCCCAGGTGCAGCCCAAAAGGCTGACTCGACTACTTTTGTCTCGAAGTTATTCGAGGGAAAGATGTCGTATACCGATGGCCGACTCATACCTTACTATAGGGCCGCCTTATCTGAAACCGGGCTCTGGGCCGACGCTGAGAAGCGACGGTTCGAGAGTTTTGGTTTTGATAAGGTTTCAGGAGGCAAACTGTTCTTTGCGCCAAAGAACGCTGAGATCTCGCGCACATGCTGCACCGAGGCCAATTTGAATCTTTTGATCCAAAGGTCTGTTGGTGCGTTCATCGAAAAGCGTCTTAAGCTGCACTTCGGGATTTCTCTCGAGACGCAGCCGGACTACAATCGTGAACTAGCTCGTCGTGGCTCGGAAGATCAGTCCTTCGGGACTATCGACCTTGTTTCAGCGAGCGATAGCATAGGGCTTGACATGCTAAAGCAAATCTTGGACCCTAGTCTGTTAAAGACTATGATTCTGATGAGCAGAAGCGAATTCGCCGTCCTCCCAGACGGAACGAGTGTCAACCTTCGGATGGTG